TAAAAGAAAACTTGTTACTGTAGCTTTCATCTGCTCTACGCATACGGTATGAACGGTTACCCTGCACGTTCATGTTTTGCCGACCTGCAATAGCAATCACGCGCTCCATCTCTTGCTTGTCCGACATTGCGCCCTGATCGTCACCTTTTTCCTGTTTATACAAAGCAGAGATGCCGTGTATAAGTGCCGGCTGACATACAGGTGCTACATACGGATTTATGGAGTCGCTATCTTCAGATTCTGTAAACGTGGGTATAGACGAGTAATAGCGATATGCAATCGTGTCTACGCCGTCCGGTTCTGGATACAGCGTAACTTCGATGTTACCACTGGAGTCTACGCCATCAATAGCAACCCATCGCGGATCGCCATTTATACTGGCATCCGGATCAGCCGCATCAATGTCTTGCGTAGACATGATAAGAATGACGTGATCTTCGGTAGTGTTGCGAAACGACAACGGAGCCACTACGTCACTGGCCAACGAATACGTACGAGTGCCGTTTACCGTATTAAACGTCGAGCTTTTAAACAGCCAGTTCCATTTTTCACGCGAGGCTATATCTTGAGTGACCAGATTTAAATAGTCACGCGCCCCGTCTCTAAATGTTGAACTACCTGTATTCAGACCAACCCTTCTAAGGGCAATCTGAATGATCTGCAAATTTGTCATGCTAACCCTATATCAAGTTAGCCCATGCTCCATTTTCGTATCCTTGAAACTTGTTGTCCGTAGAGTTGTAGATCAGCATTCCGTTTGCTGCGGTCAGTGCGTTGCGTTCAGTTGTCGTTAAACTTGCAACCGTTAACGTATCTGACAATTTTACGGTATCTGCCTCTACCGCTCCGATCAACGCAGAATCGCCAAAGAAACTGGCCGCGTTGACTTGTCCAAAAGTTTCTGACATCTATTGATGCGCCGTAGCTGCAATCTGATCTAAATCGTATTCAGACAAGTTATCGCCGTTGTTATCCAACCAGCGGTCTTTCCAAATGCGTACGGCTTCCTCTCCACGATCTTTAATACGCGACGGTGGATCGGGTACGAATCCTGGTGCATGAGTTACTTCGCCAACAGCACGAACATGATTCCGCACTTGGCTGTTGGTTACCGGTGACTTGCGCTGACGAGTGTGCGTTTTATCCAGGTCGAGCGCCTTGCGAATTGCATTTTTTGTTTCATCAGACCCCTTCAAAATGAGGTCAGCAATCTGATCTGGCGTGACACTGGCTGTCGGTGCTTCAACAGGTGTAGCATCTTGCACTACTTCGGCCAACTGTTCCGGCAGGGTATGCTCTTGCGTTTTTGCTGTAGGCATACGTTTTGCCATTTGTAATCTCTTTCGTTAAAACGCGTGACGATGGGCTGGAGGTATCACATTGTGAGAACCCACCGCCACACGAAAAGTGAACTGCTTATCTACTGATACCCTGCAAGACAACACCTACATGTCCAGTGTTGTCGGGTGCAAATGTGGCAAAACCGACCAGCGGTTCTGTCTCTGCATCCTTTGCATGTACCGCACCGGCTACACCATCAGACAAGGTTAGGTTTTGTCCAATAGCTATGGTTCCATCCGCTAAGATGGTTGATACACCAGCGGTCTGAATCCAACCGTAATAACCCGACTGCATCACTCGCGCTGTAACGCCCGAAATGACGTAATCAGTTGCTGCGGTTGATGCAACAACTTGGTTATACAGGTTACCCGTAATCGCAACATCAGTAGCCGTAGTTACTGCGACAACCAACCCGTCATACAGGGTGAATGTCACCGCGTTGCTACTGGCTGCCGTGTTAGATTTGATACGGTAGGTGTAACCTTCTGCTGCATCGTCTGTAGTATGCAAGTATCCACCGGCATACTGGTTAGCAGTTGCCGACCCTAAAGTTCCGCTATCGGTCAGAATAACTTCTGTTGCACCGATTGCTGCTGCGGTTGCTTTATTGTCAACTTCTACAACGGCTGTAGCAGATAAATCTTGCGACACCAACACACCGGCTGCTGTAGCACCGGCAAAACTTCCGTAACGAAATACTCGACCGTCTTCAAACTCACGTTTGGTTCCGATAGGATATTCCTGTGTTGATGACTCTTCGTAGATTCCTTGCGGTGATCCACCGGTTGCACCGGCAATTGACCCTAACGAATCTGTTGTTGCATTGTTATAACCTGTACCCAGGTCTTGCGCTCCACTTGGCATTTCTATTTCTCCTTTGCCTTTTTGCTCGGCTCAAAAGACGCATTGGCTTGCGTCTTGGAATTGTTTATTAAGCTGTTATACCCGTAATAACACCTTGACGACGACGATTAGTGGTAACCAACTGCAAGCCTACGGTTATAAATGCGACTTTTGCTAACTGGTTTGCATTTTCTTTAAACGGAGTCTTGCTAAAGTTCATACCTGACTGCATGTGCAACTTCAAGTAATTCGTATTGAAGTAATACATACGACCAGACCCACAATCGCGGTCATACTGAACCGGTATACCTCTGAACGAAGGTGCGCGTCCATCTACGCCCGGTGCATCTTTTCCTGATAGGCGCTGATAGCCTGTACCCTCAAATATCTCTTCAAACGAAGAGTAAATATCGGCTCCGGTAAACACATGAGTTGGTTCTTCATTTCCTTCAGAAACAGCCGTCCAAAGGCTTGCCATACGGAGCATACCTTCGTAAAAGTTTGTTCCGGTAATGGTCTTAAAAGACGTATCACCAGAGGCATCTTCCGTCTTATTTTTCCACCATGTATTACCAGACACCGTGATACCGCCCAACGTAGTTGGAGTTGTTCCTGGTGCATCAGCAATAATGTCTTGGAAACCTAACGGAGCTTTACCGGTCTGAGCAGAATACAGCGAAGAGTTAATCTGATCGCGCAAGGTTAGCATCGACTGACGAGTCTTTGCTTCCAAAAGCGACATTGCTGCTTCGCGTTTACGGTTCTCTTGCTCTTCGGTGAAGTTGATCGTAATAGGCACTGCGGCATATCTAAACGGATAGAACGCGGCTGTGATTCCATCGACCGCATCGGTATTTAGCACGTCATAGCCCGAGAAATATTGCGCTGAGTTACCGGCATACAAAATGTCTGCCTGTATCTCCTTGCCACCGTTGTCGGTAACTAATGCTCCACCTTTACGAAACATGTCTAAAGTTGGGTATGCGTCAAAGAAGTTATCAGTAAGTTCTTTGCGCTTACTACGCATAGTTAGCGTCCAGGCTGCATCCCACGTTTCTGTTGTTGATGTTGCTGCCATAATCTATTTTTCCTTATTCAAAACCCAATTTGGATAACCCTGATAAAACATCAGAATCTGTTAATGGGCCGTCACTTTCCGTTGCATCAACACCCTGCGTTCCACGCACTGCACGTTTTGAGGACTTACGTGCTGACGAATCGCTGTTACGCAAATCGGCTGCCTTTTGAGCAGTGATACCTGCGTGTAGCTCATACGCCTCTTTCACCGTATACGGGTTACCCGTAGTCGGGTTATTAATTTTGGTCGTAGCAACAATCTGATCGGTATACGCATCTAAATCATTGCCATACGCTTGTCGCGCATCACCCACCTGCGTGGCGATATACGCGGTCTGCTGACCCTGCACGTAATTATTGGCTGTAGCCAACTGTTGCTGTAACTGCTGAACTTGACTGTTTAAGTTATTAACAACATTGCCAACCCTATGTTGAATGATCTGCTCTACGGCATCTACACCGCGAGCTTCATCTTCAGATAGGTTTGCCCTCATTGCATCTACCGGATCTTGTTGCTGCTGTTGGGGTGTAACAAGGTTTTGCACCCTGTTGGCCCATTCGCCCTGTTGTGCTTCGATCTGTCGGCGCTGCTCTGCAAGATCCTGTTGCGTGCGCGTGAACTGCGCTTGCATGTTTTTTGCCAACGGAACTAACGGCTGATACTGCTCCGGCACATTGTCTGCGTTACCGCGTAACCAATCGTGCCGTTCCGGGTCAAAATCTGACTGTGCATCAGAGTGTCCAGAGCTTTCTGACTGTGCCGATTCTGGAGTGTCATCTGTAAACAGTTCAATAGAAGATTCTGTTGACTGATCCTGAGATGATTCCGTATCGGGTGACGAGTCTTCCGCACCGGAGTCCAAAGCGAGTACTGATTCGGACATTTATTTTTCTCCTTCGTTGTATCTCTTTTCCGCAAGGGCCACTGCTTCTTCGGGTGTGTTACCAAAAGAAGGCGTTGGGGTGTCTGACGGTTTCGAGTCCGTTACATCGGAGGTTATGTGACACGTCGAACCGCCCACACGGTCGGCACTCTCTGTCACGTTGTATTTTTTTAACAATTCCTGTTTGTGGCTGTAGCTCTCCACCACTTCGCCAAAGCCCGCGTGAAACTTTCCATACATTCCAGAATGTGAGTTATGTATGAAGTTGCTCTTGATAAACAACATGGCTGCACGTTTGTCGCACTGATCGCATTCAATCGTACGCCTGACTTTGCTTGAGTCGTTGGCTACGTCAATCTGACGATGACCGTCTTCGCATTCGTAATCGTGAAATACCAGCATTATCCTTGACCCGGTGCGTTCTGTACGGCCTGACTAACTTCTTGTGCCTGACTGCGTACGAGTGATAAAATATTGCCTTCAGCTACTCCGGCGTTTGTTCCACCTCCACCGGCAGCTTGCGGTGCTTGACCTTGCGCCATCTGGTTCAGCATCTGCTGATGTTGCTGTATATGGTTTTGCACTACGCCCATAACCTGTTGCTGTTGTTGTGGCAGTAGTTGCTGGAACTGTGGCAACTGCTGTATCTGTTGGTGGATTTGTATGTGCATCTGGTGATTTTCGTTTGGCGTGACACCCGGATCGCCACCGTTAATCAGGTAGGCTACGTTTTCCAGTTGTGCCGCTTTCAACGTGTCACCGTCTTCTGCATCACCTAAATATTTATCAGGGTCTTGCACACGAAACGATGCCAGTAATGACTTGATCGCTTCGATGCGGTTAATCTCCGGAAGGTTGATCGTCATGTTGAAAAGCTGTAGAGCGTCCTGACGTTCCAACTGTTCCGTCAATGGCTGCATACTACCGGCTTCAATGTCTATCTTGTAGCGAATGCGTAGAATGTCAGCAGTCACCGCCTCATATACCGGATCTTCGGTATCTCTGGCTACGTTGACTAAGAAGTCATCGGGTAAATAGCGCTCATCGGCCATCATACGCAGCGAGTTGCGAACAACAGCACGGTAGCAATCGGCTACGCGCAACTGCATCCATTCGCGGTTGACCTGAGCAAAACTTGCAGATAAACTGGCCTGTGTAGCCGTAACCTTTGGCCCACCGCCCATCGCCATCTGCGATACGTTTAAACTTTGTTCTTCATAGCTTTGTGCATCCGACTCCAGACCTAACTGATCCGGAGGAGGGTTACCGAAGTTCATCTCGCGCATTGAAGTGCTTGGATCTTCCACCCAAATAATCTCACCGTCACGACCGCCCTCTAAGGTGTCGCCAATGTCCTGGTTGGCTTCGCGTTCACGGCGCGAGGCTAAAACCACACGCTGGAACCGTTTTAACAGATCGGCTCTGCGTGACACCGACTCAACAATGAGTGACTGCGTGTCCTCGACATACGCCATTGGCGGTTCGCCATAAAACGAGCGTTCGGTCTGGTCAAAACGCAGTGCATGATATGGAAAGCCACCGTCCATCAGGTAGCCACCAGCCGGTTCAAACTCACCTGTCATACGTTCTTCGCCGGTGAACGGATCGGTTTCGGTAATAGGGTTCATTGCTAAAAACGGATGATCAACTTCCTCAATCGGATCAGTGACCCCTTCGGCAAACGTGATGCGCTTTTTATGCAGACGGTCGTGTATCTCATACAGGCAGACCATCTGACCCTGTTTGGAATGCTGCACCGCGTCATACTCGTCAGAGTGTTCTGCATCTTGCATGTCATAAATAAAAGCGTCGGCTTGATCTTCATCGGACATCGCCTCAATCTGCCGTCGATTTACAAACCGGTCATCCTCTTTCACAAACTCTAAAGGCACCATCATTTTTTCAATGATATACCGTGCGCCTGACAATTTGTGCGGAGGACATAACGGATCGACGTAGACGTTAAATGGCGACACCCGATGCACATACGGAAAGTCGTTTTCCTGAGCATCGTTAATCGTGTATGGTGCAACAATGTCGTCGTCACCTGGAGGGTTATAGCCAAATTTTAGCCAACCCACACTACAAAACAGCGCATCAAAAATAACCTGTTGCACTTCGCGTTTGGCATCCATCTGCTCTAACGCAGCATTGGCTACACGCTCCAGTATCTCCGCAGCAAACTCTCTACCCGGTTCTTCAACCTTGAAGAATACATGCGGATAGTTAAACGAAACACTGGCTATGATCTGACGTGCCAATGGATACATGCGAGAGATCTTGACAATCTTATCCTCGTCCAGACCAGGCACATCAAAGTCCAACTCGTAAGTCTTTAAAAGTCTACGCCACGTCTTATGGCGCGTCTTCATATACTTACGACCGTCCTCTATGGCTCCACGCCAGTATTCAATCTGCCGTTGTTTCAAGCTATTTGCCTTTGCCGACCTTCTTCAAGTTGTCCGACCCAGCAGCTTTTGGCGTTACGCGAGTGCCTTTCTTACTGCGGTTTGGCTTAGTCGTTGTTGGTGTACCGTTGAAACCCTTCATAGCAATTTCTCCTGTTATGCCAGTGCGTAGCGCCCTTTGCGTACGCCCCAGCCTTGTTCCATCATGTCGATAACTTCTTGTCCGGTTCCTTCATACGGTTGTTCATCTTCCGGCTTGTGCGGTCGATATACGTGCATCATTGCATAGCGTAATTCATCCGCTGCGTGATCTTCTGCGTGAGTGTCCAGATCCTCTGGGTTCTTGTTGCTTCGTGGCAATGCCGGCATGGTTCGCATCAGTGCATCGTTCCAGCCGTTAAAGCAGAAAAAGCGTTCTTTAATCAGCGCGTCGTTAATCACACGCCATCCGGTGATGCGGTCGTTAGATGCTCTGGTTAAAAACAACCCATGCTCTGCAAACACATCTGCCGGTGAATGAGAAATAGCAGCCGATAAACGGCGCTTGGTAAACATCGAAGGATCGCAATAGATCGTTTGTGGGTAGCGTCCATCCGTAAACGGACAACTCTCAATCATCTTTGTGATATTGTCTGCATGTTGCGATGCACTTGCGTTGTCCTGGTAATATTCTGCTATGCGATAGACGTTGCCATCGTAGTCTACCGTGTATAAGCCAAAAGAAGTGGGTGCAGCTTCACCGTAATCCATAGCGCCAAACAACGGCCAGTGTTCCGGTATTTCGTAAGAGTTAACCGTGATCTTCTTT